ACCAAATTTGATTTGCGACGCCTCTATTCATACCTGTTTCCCATTTTTCGCCACCTTTACTTAACATGTTGGCTTTCCCTCTTTTAGGTCCACCGTGAATATCGGCCCATTTTGGTGGTACTTTACCACCCCCTGTAGAACCTCCTGAAGGTGCAGCTGCCGCTTCTTGTTCTCCAATTTCACTTGATGTTTTCTTATCCGAGTACTTTTCGAATAGTGTTATTAAAATATCTACGTCTAAAATCATATAAATAAATATTTTTTGGTTTGGTAAAATTTCATACCTTTGGGATTATGAAAAAATATATTATTTTCTTACTCCCATTTCTCATATCATGTGAAAAATATGTTACTGAAGTCAGTGACCTGACTTTGAGTGGAAAGTATGTTGTTTCCAAAGTTACTCTGATTCAAACATCACAGGCAACCACAAAAGATACAACCTTCCTTTCAGGTTCTACTTTTATGACTCCATACCTTCCTGACCCATTTGATTCAATCAAAGTAGATAATTTCTATCTGCATTTTGATTACTCAACCATAAGAATGATTTGGTTCAATAGACAACAAAATGGTCAAAGGGATAGATGGGAGTATGGTGAGTCACCAAACGAAATTATGTTTTGGAGGGTTCCATATAGTTTTGATGCATATACTACAGGAAAAATTCAATTTGACTACAAACCAAAAGATAGAAATTCTTACGCAAGAATTACGTTCCAAGTTGATAGTGACTTGTTAGAAACTCTTCAACTTTCAGGTTTAGATTTTGCACCCTACGGTAAAGATGGTCCGCACTACAGGTTAATTCTTTCTCTTAATAGAGTTGGACCTTAATAAAATTCCGCACTTGGTAAAGAGTTAGGGTGAATTGTATAATATTCATTTAAGAATGTTATCAATTCATCCTCATCCAATTCAACTTTGTCTTCGTCAACGAATGAATCATCTTCATCCTCGTCAAAAAAATCTAAAGATTCTGTGACTAAATCAAACCCGTATTCTTCAACTATTGAATAATCTATTTGGTCTACTCTAATAACCTCATCGTTGTCCTCAATTGTCCTAAAAGAAACCTCCATGATGTTGCTATCACTGTTCATGAAGTAGGACACAATTTCTTTAATTTCCATAAGCAATTTTATATAACAAATATTATAAAGTAAGGTAAAAGTCATTTCAAAATTTTTCTTTTACCATTTTTTTTCTGTGTATTTATGGTTACTTTTTACTAAAGACAAATTTTATGAGATTTAATTCACTTACAATTGACGATTTCTACGCAAACCCAATGGATGTTAGAGAATTCGCACTCAAACAAGAATTTAAAGTTAGAGGAAATTATCCAGGTCAAAGAACAAGGTCATTTTTAAATGACGGACTTAAAAAGAAATTAAGAGATATTCTTTATCCATTTGCTGGAGAAATTACCTATTGGGGTAGTGACGACCCTGAAAACAATTATACTGGTTCTTTTCAATATACGGTAGCAGAAGACAGGTCATGGATTCACGCTGACTCCACAACTGATTGGGCCGCGGTTTGTTACCTAACACCCGACGCTCCTCTTAGTTCGGGAACGGGTATTTTTCGACATAAAGCAACAGGGTGGATGCACTACGATTATAAAAGAGAAAATGAACCAGGCTACAAAGAGTCTGCACCTCCTGGTATTGATTGTAGAGATTATACAAAATGGGAATTAGTCGATAGAGTTGGAAATGTTTTTAATCGTCTTATCATGTATAGAGCAGACAACTATCACGTATCCTTGGATTATTTCGGAAGGGATATGTACGATGGAAGATTATTTCAGGTATTTTTCTTCAATACTGAACGTTAATCAAATTTGAAATCTTTAAGTAAATTCGGATTAAGGTCTGCAACTACGCTTATAATTCCTTCTGCACAATAACATTTATTTGGATGAAATGTTGAGGTGACTAATCTCATGTAATTGAATCCCAATACCAAAGTAAAAAAATGGTCTCTTTGATAGAGCTTATTCGCTGTAATATGTGGGTCTAATGATAACAAGAAGTCGTAAGATTTAGAAGATTCACTTTCAAAAACAGGAATAGACATTTGGTCTACAATGTATCTAAAAGGATGAAATCCTATTTCATCCGTTGGTCCCATAAGTGACTGAATTTGTTGTGCTGGTAATGGTTTAGATGCAGTAAAATGCCACAACCAATATTCATTGGCTAGACCAACTCTCCTATAATCTTGAACTGATATGTATTCGTGTCGTATCATCTCAAATTAGCACCACACAACCAAGTAACTAATGACCTTCTTAATCCTGATGATAGTGGCGTAACTCTGTGTAAAAGAAACGAAGGGAAAAAACAAATTAAGCCTTTTTCTTTGGGGACATTGATGATGCTTCCACCTGTATTCATTTGTAGTTCACCTCCCTCGTACTCATCTGCATTTGAAAGTTGTAAGACTATGGATAGTTTTCTATTTGAGATACCTACACCTAAATCAGCGTGCCAATCATAATGACCTCCGTTACCGTAATATGATGTATATTGTAAATCATCTTGGAAATCCCAAATATCAAAATTCCACATTTCATTATTTGCCTTTATTGCCAAATCAGCAATTCTATCGTAAAGCCAACTTGTTTTTTGGTTATTAGACAACCAAGCAATATCACTTACTCTGTATTCAGACACACTTTGACCGATATCTTCACCTACAGTAGTAGCTTTAATTTTTGGTTGAGATTCCCCAACTTCAATAATATTTTCAATTTCTTGGTCTGTAAAAACATTAGTGAAATAATAGTAATTGAAATGATTGACGTTATTTCTTTGATTCGAAACAAATTTGTTGTTAGATGCCATGTTGTAATTTTATTACTTTAAGTTTAACCCGCTTTTCATATATTTTCAATAGTATGATTGGAAAAAAATTGATTTTTGACGTGGTCTTGATTGGAGATGATGTTGACGTTTTTGAGATAAGGTTCAAAAAGTTATATGAAATCGTTGATTATTTTTTAATTTTCGGTGACCAAGAAAGTTTAGAAAAATTGAAAGAATTTTATGGTGTGATTGACCACAAAATCAAAACCTTTACACTACACAAAAACTATATCGATTCGCTCGAAAACAATAAATTTATTTCAATTTCAATACAATCCACGTTAGAAAAACTTTATAAAACCTTTGAAGACTATGTTTTTATATCTTACGATAATGAAATTCCAGACATTGAATCACTAACTGAGGAACAATTAAATTCCAAAGAAGTTACCGTCTTATTGAATGATGTCTACGAATACGATTCGGAAAGAAAAAGAAAATATCCTGAAGTTGGGCCTGTCTTAGTAAATTTTAGTCATATCCTGAAAAATAAAAAAAATTTTTTTTCTGGTGTTATGCAAATCAAAAAGAGTAAAAGAAACCAAGACACCCATATACGAAACGGTTTTAAAATTTTAAACTATAAAAAAACAAATGATATTCAATCAAAATTCTATGAGTGTCCTGTATCAAAAAATTTAGTTGAATACCATTATAAAAGAGAAAAAAGAAAATTTGTTTTTTTCATTGATACTCCAATGAAAGATTGTGCGTCGGATTACCGTTTTGAAATAAAATCTACAAATAAGTTTCCTGAAGAAACAAAAATTGATTTGAATAAATCTGAAAATTTTTTAAAAATATTTGTACCTGAATATAATTTGTATGGTTCTGATACACAATCTTTTAACAATGTTTATAAAATAAACGAAATTAAAAGGATTATCTCGATTTTCGACTGCAAAGACGAGGATGATATAGAAATATTTATTGATGAACAAGTGAAAAAATTAAAGTATCATGAAATAAAAAACCCCTCTTTATGAGGGGTTTTTGTTATTAAAGAACTTTCATTCTAATCATCATTTCTGTTATCTTATTTTTTTGTTTTTCGAAAGACTCTTTCAAATCTTCATCAATTTCGTCCCAATTACCTGTATGGGCTTTAATTTCTTCCCACGTAGAATCCTCAGGGTTGAATTTTTCTAAATCCAAGTCTAATTCATTTGGTGCCAAATCTTTTTGCCAATAAACATCGTCTTCAGCGGTATCATCGTTAGATGAACCTCCCCAACTTGATGTTTGGTAAGGTCCAGCACTTCCTGGTCCTTTTGAATCAAAATCAAATGCTGGTTCCATATCACCATAAATTCCTTGTACTCCTGAAATATCGGTCTCTTCTAACTCATCAGACCAAGCTGACTCCATTGTCTCGTACGCAGTTTCATCGTCACAATCTAAACAATCTTGTTCTTCCATTTCTCCTTCAGGGTAGACATCCATGGGTCCATTACTAACAAAATCGTAGGCTGGTTCAACATTACTGATGTCCATATCAGGAGCGTTTCCACCGCCAGTATACCCTTGTTCATACATTTCACTTGAATCAATTTCCAAGTCATCTGTTCCCACAACTTCGTCATCTTCGTTGTCTGGGTCTTCAAAATTGTCGACATAATCATCTTCTACTTGTTCTCTTTTTATTCCTTTCATGTGATGCATTTTTTCAAATGTACCGTATTTGTTACCTCCTCCTTGAACATAATCAAATTCTGCGTCACCCAAATCTTCAACATTATAGATATCATCTAAATGTCCTGTTTCATCCAATTCTTCCATTTTGTAACCACACTCGGAACACTCACCTTCGTTCATTGCTCCACCACATTCAGAACACATAAGTTCTTTTGCCTCTTCCATTGCACCAATCTCACCTTTCCACCCACACTCCATACATTCACCTTCACTCATTTGCATCGCTCCGCATTCGTCACAAACCTCTTTCTGAACTTGTTCGTTTATTCCCATGTTGGTATAAGGTTTTACAACACCTTTGTTGTTTACTACTGCACCAACTTTGTCTTTTGCAAAGTCTTGTACATATAATGGTTGTTCGTTAGATACCGAGGATTGCATCGTTCTGTATCCATCGTATAGTGTTCTGTGTTTTGCCAAGATATCATTCTTCTCATCTTGACTCATTCTACTTGCAGCAAAGTATGCGTTCATAAAAGAATTGTTTCTTATAAATACCAAATAATTTCCATTTTTCTATTTTACATTGTCTTGGACAATGTTTAATATTCTGTAGACAGGTTCAGTTTAATTCTATTGATAAAGTATCTTGGTAATTTACTTATCGCCCAATAAAACTGACCTGTTTTTTTTATGCCATTTTTTTGTATATTTGTATTCTAAACAAATTAAATCATGCAAACACTTATTTTCAACACAACTACAAAATCAATCAAAGTTTACGAGAACTACACCTCTGAAAATCAAAAAATTTTAATGGAAATGTCTAGCATTCCGACCGTGAAGGTTTGTGAAGGATTTTATGAGGTAATCCAAAGTGATGAATTTGAAAAAAAATATCCTGTCCTTCGTCTACCAATTTCAAACACAAACATGGTAATAACAAAATAATATGGACATCAGACTCACTGAAATATTTGAAAACACAATACCTCATAGTTCTTTCTTAAGTGAAAGTGCTATCAAGAGTTGCATGTATCAATCCTACAAGTTGGGTGTAGATGACGTTTTGGAATGGTTGAAAAAAAACGACCATCTGTCCGATAACATAAATTATCTAATTGAAGAATTTCAAAATCAGAAAAATTAAAAATGAGTATCACTAGCGAAGAGATAATTGATGAAATTTTACATGAAGCCAGTAAGTATGATTTGAGAAAAGAAGTCATAGATACAGCTAAACAAATTTTAGAGGAGTCTCCAAACTTAGACCGAGTTTCCGCTTACGAACTAGCTTTTCAAGAATGGGTAAAATGAAAGAATTAGATTTACACGGTATATTTCATAGAGATGTAAGAGACAAGGTAGAAAATTTTGTTCTCTTACACTCTACTGAATTACCTGTTAGAATTATCACAGGAGACTCACTTAGAATGAGAAATTTAACTGTAAACATTCTTAATAAACATAAATTTACCTACGACATACCAGCTCACAACCCTGGTGAAATAATAGTTTTATCATGAATACTATAGACAAAAAATATCAAGACCTACTACTCCACATCCTTCGTGATGGGGTAGAAAAAAAAGATAGAACAGGTACGGGAACCAAATCAATCTTTGGTTATCAAATTCGTCATAACATGAGAGAGGGGTTTCCCTTACTCACAACAAAAAAAATGGCATGGAAAACTATGGTAACTGAATTACTTTGGTTTTTACGTGGTGATACTAACATCAAGTATTTGGTTGATAATGGTTGTAACATTTGGAATGGTGATGCTTATAAAAATTATTTGAACATTACTAAACGTGAGTTTGAACTAAATTCAGCGATGTCGGGTCATCCTCATTTCAACCTCAAATCTGTAGATGAGTTCATAGATAAAATCAAAACTGATAAGAAATTTGCCAAAGAATATGGTGAATTAGGTCCTATATACGGTAAACAATGGAGACAATGGCAAGGTTGGATGACCACTTCTAAAGGTGAAATGGGCTCATTGTGGTTCGACCAAATTCAAAGATTAGTTCACATGTTAAGAACAGAACCTGATTCAAGAAGGCTTATGGTTAATGCTTGGAATGTTGGTGAATTAGATGAAATGGTATTACCTCCATGCCATTACGGGTTTCAAATATATACAAGAGAACTTACATACAGGGAAAGATATAGTTTGTGGTTTTCCAAAAATTACGAAACGGGGATGGAATACGATGAAACAATAATTCCTGATTTTGATAATGAGTACTACTGCAAGACACCTACAAGAGCAATATCTTTAATGTGGAATCAGAGGTCTGTTGATACGTTTTTAGGTTTGCCTTTCAATATTGCATCCTATGGATTACTACTTACTTTGCTCGGCAAATTAACCAATATGGTTCCCGACGAGTTAATTGGTAATTTGGGGGACACTCATTTGTATCTTAATCATATTGACCAAGCAAGGGAACAAATCGAAAGAAAATCTTTCGAACTTCCGAACGTAAAATTAAATTTTGATTTTAAGTTCAGAGATGGTTATATTGTTGATTGGGAAAAAATCGGTGTTGATGATATCCAGTTAATGAACTACACCTCCCACCCTTCTATCAAGGCACCTTTGAGTAATTAATTTCTTCCACCTAACGAGGATAAAGCAATATATAGACCCAATATTCTTTGAGCAAAATGTTGTGCGTATCTGTTGACTTGGTCCATGTTATCAAGGTCTTTGTTATTTTTTTCCATATATTTTATAACACCTTGGATAATTTTGTTTTTTGACTCGTCAGCATCTTCTAAAACCGCTTGGAATTCCTCTTCATCTTCTCTACCTTCACCGTAATAACGGTCTATGTGTTCGCTTCCCGAATAAAGTAACGGATATGCCGCATACATGTTGATTATACCACTGTCTCTCACTTTATATAGAAATTGTTCTAACCATCTCCAATCGAAATTTTCAAAAACATCCGCATTTTGAGTCATATAATCCCAAGCACTATCACGTTGTTCTTGGATATTTTCTTCAGACTTTATTTTTTTCCAAGCATCTGTTGATGTAATCATACTCAACGTACTTCCATTTTCCCATTTCACTGAAATAATCTTTTCGTCAGGAGACTCAAAAGGGTCTCTCGTTATATTAGTAACAACACCAATAGTTCCTGGCGGAACCGCAGTTTCTTTTTCCATGTGTAGTAACATTACTACATCTCCAACTTTTAAATCAGGATTAAGCGGACCTTTCATACTAATAAATATAACTGGAGTATTTATAATCGTATGGAATTTATCATAAGTCAATCACAGTTTCAATTAATATTGAATGAACAAAGAAATGATGATAATCTTTCTAGTTCATTGAAAAAAATGAAGTCGTTTACCAATAACATGGTTGGTAGAGTTTTGAAAACGTACGACATCAACCTTAAGATGTTTTTAACTTGGGGTACCTCAATTGCAGGATTGGTGATGCCTTTGAACGAATTTTTGAAATCAGGTGATTTTCAATTGAATGAAAGTGAAAGATATCTTGTGTTGTCGGGTATCGCCTTTTTAATATTTTTTGAAGGTAAGAGAGGGTTTATTAAAGTCATGAACACAATCAAAGAAAATGGTTTGGAAGAAGCATTTGATGTTGCTTTATTGAAAGCCTACCAACTCAAAGACTCTTTCACAAAATTTTTAAATTCAACCAAAGTTATAACAAGTCAGGTTTTGGAAATTGTTTCATACGCATTTTTGATTCCAATAATTGGAGATATTCAAGATATTGCATATGGGGCAACGAATATCACAGAGTCCGCGGTCTTGATAGCTGAGAGACTAATAGCATCAGGTGCTGTTTTATTATCCAAAGAGATTTTAATTTCTTTGTTCAAAAAACTAATTAAGAGGCTGTTATAAAAAAATCGGGTTGAATCTTGCCGTATCTTTCTTCTTGTTTAACTCTAATCCCATTTAGTCTATTCACTCTGATAAAAACTTGAGCATATACGTCCTCAACTTTATCAATTTTTGTTTCAGGTGAAATTACTTCATATATATAGTCTTCCATTTTAGGAAGAAACCAATCTCTATCAACTAAAAGACTCCAAAGAGTTCCAGCCACATCATTTAGTTTTTCAGGATTTGGTATTACGGGTGTTTTATCTAATTCGAAGTCGGAAAGTTCCATTTTCATATAAAAATTTACGTTTTCATGAATTCCATCATAAGGAACTTTATCCCAACTTAATCTACAACTCATATCCAAAGTCTTTTCACCCTCGAAAACTGTTATGCCAATCCTTCCGAATTCATCGTTACATTTTTTGATAATTTCACTTAGTGATTCTTTATTAATAAATGTAAAAGTATTGTTGAATAGCTCTTTATCGTTAACATCCATAACGATAGTATACGAATACGTTTTTCCGATAAATTTGTAGGCTTCGTAAATTTGGTCTTGAATTAAACTATCCAACACTTGAGCTATGTAAGATTGATTTTCTTTAGGAAGAATAACGTTTACGTTGAATCTGAAAGCATCGGCGAACCCTTCTTCAATCTCAATATCAAAGTATTGAAATATAATTCCCTCAAATTCAATTGGGTCCTTGAAATACTTTTGTAGAAATTTTAATATCCCTTGTAATTCATTCATTTTTCACTGAGTATTTTTTGAATTACTCTTTCGGCTTGGTCTTTATTCATTCTGTGTTTATGTATGTTTTCGTCGAACCATCTTCTAACCAATGTTTCATAATCAACCCTTTCACCTTTTGACCTCCTTTTGAAACCAGCTCTTTGAGCCTCCAATTCATGGTGTTGTGTGTAATATTTTTCAGGACTTTTAGGTTCTCGACTCGGAAACTTATAACCTTTTTGATGTTGTTTTATGTGTTCCAATTCGTGTCTAATTACTTCATTTAACTCACCAACCAAGGGTTGTAATATTTCTTGACCATAACTTGGGTTAGTTATAATTTCCACATAAATTACATCATCATCATTGTAGTATTCTGCATCTACATCGAATCCATCAACTGATTCGTCAGAGGAAATCTCTAAAAAAATTGAAAAAGAATTGCCCAATTGGGGAAATTCATATTCCATTTGGTCTTCGTATAAATCTTCAGGAAGACCGTACTCACCGTCTTTTTCCTTTTTAACAATCGTTATAATATCTCTAACGATTGTTCTTACAACATTATCCAATTTATCCTCTAATATTAGTTTCTTCATTATTAATAAATACCTCTGAATGGGATTGATAAACCAACTCCGTATCTAAATCCTTCCATGTAATTTACACCAAAAGTAAAATCTAAACCTTTTTCAGTTTTTGTTAGAATTCTAAGTGGGTAAATTTTAACCCAAATGTCTGGTTTAACGGAGATACTATCTCTGAAAGATTCAACGAAACCACCCGCCATCAAAGATATTCTATGATTAGTTATGGATAATCCCATTCTGTTAAATCTACTCATTGGTGTGGTGTAAATGTAGGGAGTAGGAAAAGATGTGAGTAGATATCCACCGAGGTAAAATCCTACCCCGTTTATATCACTATTGTAAGTAACAACCATGGTTTTTTGGTCAGGAACCCACATTACATCACTTGTTTGACTGAAAGATTTCAAACAAATTATTAAGAATATTGTCGTTAGAGTTGTTTTCATAGAACAAAGTTAATAGATTTGTATTTATTGAACAAATAAATTCGGAGGTTTGGCAGAGCGGTTGAATGCGTCAGTCTTGAAAACTGAATTACGGGAAACTGTAACTGGGGTTCGAATCCCTGAGCCTCCGCAAAAGGTGGATAACTAATCCACCTTTTTTTATTTGACTAAAAATTCAATTTAAACTATGTTTTAAAAAAAAAAGTTATGTCTCGAATTGATGAAATGAAAAAACAATATCCTGAATTGAATGTGTCTATATTAGACATAATTGTAAATTTGGACACATCGAAAACTTACAAATATACCCCACTTTTATGTAAACTAATCGCAAAAAGATTGAATTTGAAAAATAACTCTGTCGGGGAAGTTTACAGTGATGTAAAACTAAGATATGAATCTAGTCTTATAAACAGAGGTATTTCTATTATAAATCTGACTGATAACGAGTTGTACGTTTACAATATGATTATGGAATATTTCCCTAGCGAAATTTTTTCTACAATCAAAGAGTTCATGTATTTTATGGATAGGAATCAAATTGAAAATAATGATGTTACTTCTTATTCAACCATCGATGAAATTAGAGGTGCAATTACTTTAGCATCGATGAAAGAACTTACCAAAGAACTTGAGGGTCAGGTTATTAAAGAATACGAGGACGATGTGTGGGTGGCAGTTAGACCTTTAACATTCCAAGCTTCAGTGAAATATGGAGCAGGTACAAGATGGTGTACCACGTATCAGGCTGAAAAAAATTATTTCGAAAGATATTGGAGAGGTGGGATTCTTTGTTATTTCATCAACAAAAAAACAGGATATAAATTTGCTGGTTACAGAAGTTTACCCGATAGAGAAATGAGTTTTTGGAATGCAGCGGATAATCGTGTAGATTATTTGGATTTGGAAATTGATGACTATATGTTCCAAAACATAAGAAAAATATTTTCATCTGAATTCACAAACAAAAACCTTTCTTCAGATGAAATTCAGGATTTGGTACATAAAGAATGTATAGACGCATATGAGAAAAAAGAGATATTAGTTGCAGAACTTCCACAATTAGCAGAATTAGCGGGTGGCGATGTTTTAGAACCAATGGAAGAACCCAATCAAACTTTAAGAGATGCCGCACAAAGATATAGGACCATGACTGCCGTACCTATATTCGAGCAACCTGAAATCCCTGTAATCCCTATTAGAGGATAATATTGAACCCACCTATTTGGTGGGTTTTTAATTACAATAGTTAGGTATTTATCATAATATGAGGACACTCAACGAAATATTAGACAAATACAATGTATCTGAGAAAAATGGTTCTTCAGGTAATTTGAAAGCACTGAAGAAAACTATCGAAGAACTTGAAAAGTTAGACAAAGTTCTACTTTTACCTTGTTCGAACAGATACAATTGGGATTTGGGTAAAATGGACATCCCAAAGTCTACAATTTTGGCGATGGTCATTGACGAGTACCTTGGAGACAAGTCTGTTTTGATTGATGTGCCAGAACTAAAGATTTATCCATGTGAGGGAAATGTATCAAGAGCCGAGGGTAATTCTTGTGGACTTAAAAAAGCCATGCTAAAGGACAAAACAAAAAACCCATCAGGGGAACACAGATGTTGGGCTAGTCTAAACAACAAAGACGACGAACTTTGGAAAATATCAAAGGAACTTTTGGAATCTGATGCTGTTATATTTTTCTCATCTGTGAGATGGGGTCAAGCAAACATGTTTTATCAGAAATTGATTGAAAGACTTACATGGTTAGAAAATAGACACACAACTTTGGGTGAGTCTAATATTATCAAAGACATTCAAAGTGGATTTATATGTGTAGGACAAAACTGGAAAGGTATCGATGTCGTAGATACTCAGAAAAGAGTACATACATATTATGGATTTAGACCGAATGATAACTTCTATTGGAATTGGCAGTTCACAAACAAAATTTCTGACGAGACACAGAAATCTTATAAAGAAGCCTTCCCTAAATTTGTTGAGAAATTTGATTTGAAAGATTTAATTTAAACGTCTTTCAAAATTTTCTCAATTTCCTTCCACTTTCTTGTTATTTCCTTTGGGGTTTTTCCTTCAGTTAATATTAATGTTACACCGTCGTTTTTTTTAACAGGTACTTTACCTTTGAGTTTTTCGTAAATATTTCCTTCGTCCACCATACCCAAAACACCTTTTGTTTGGTATTTTCTAAGCTTTTTTAAAAAGTCATCTTTTGTGTAGGGGAGTTTATAATTCTGATTTTTATAAAAGAATCTTCTATCTGTCTCAGGATTAATTAACTCGATTCCATCCTTTCTAATTTTATTTTTTGTGTGGGCTAACGTTTTGAATATCTTTTCATAATGGTCGTCATTTTTGATATGACCTGAGCAAGATGGGGTCGTTGGGATTTTTTTTGAATGAAGGCTAATAACAATATCTTTCAAATCTTCATCTAAAGTATTGTAGAAATTTTTGTTGTTTGGTAACTTAAAATCTCTCGGTGATTCATAAAAGAAAAACCACGGGCACTTTTCTGTTTTCAACCAGAAACCTTTGTGAAAATTTTCATGTGGTATAAAATCAGAATTTAAAATCATGTTAACTCTTCAATTTCGACAACTAATGTCCCTTTTCCTTTTATAACTCTATGCCAAACAAATTTCGGAATATAAAGTTGTCTCGCATCTTCTAATTTGCTTGGCAATGAATCTTCCATTTGAAATTCCCAACCACCTCCTTCAATTACAGTTACTTTTCTGTCCTTCAAGTCTTGATGCCATTTTAACTCCTCGGACTCAACGTCAGGAGTAAAAACTCTTCTAAGTTTGTTATCTATTATTTCTTGTTGAAATGGGTAGTTCATAGTTCCATAACTCCTTTGAGATTGGGTGATTTATTCCAATGTATTTTTACCCTAAAATTTATTGAAAAAATTTGAAAGAAATTACTTATGTCTCTTTCAATTCCACTTAAAGACATTCTCGGGGTCCAATGCGGTTCAACTTCTATAAAAACATGAATAATCGGTGGTTGATAGCTACCCTTGAGAATACTTTTTACATTCATAGAAAGGGGTTCACTACGTTCACTATTCGACGCTGGTAAAACAACTGTATCTAAGTAATCTTGGAGAAATTCTTTGATTCTATCGAATTCCATACCCTTCTTGATTTCCATTACCAAGAGTTTGAGGATGATAATCCCAACTGCTTGGCATATCTTCCGACATTACAAGACCAATATCCTGCAGTTGTTCTGTCTTTCTTTTGGTCACATCTGTGTCTTGCTCTGAAAGATTTTGCAGCCCCTTTATTTCTGTTTCTAACTTTCAATTTCGGGTCACCAAAAGTAACCTTTTTAACACCACCCCCTTTTGATTTAACATATACTGCAAACTTCTTTGGTCCACCAGGTGTTCTGAATGGTTTACCTAATTTAACATTTTTACCTCTGTGTTTTGCTTCTTCCAAAACTTCTTCATCATCCAATTCAAATGGGGCGTCTAAGTAAACAATTTCCTCTCCAATTTTAACTCTTTTACCTAAGTCAGATTCAACCATTAAAGTATCCTCTTCATTCAATTTTATTTTACCTTGTTCCCAAAGATTTCTTACTTCATTAACCAAGCCAAAATAACCCTTTGAGTACACTCTAAACACATTATCAGTCAATGATAACTCGTTATCTATATGATATTTTAAAGCCTCTGAAATCTCTACTTTATCTATAAGAATCAAAGTTTGATTTAATTGTTTTTCTAAAGCCTCTTTAATAATTTGTTTTAAATTTCTCATATATTATAAATTTGGTTTGAGTACTGTTAATACCTCAGGGTATTCTTTATCAAGAACGGCTTCATTTTTACCTTCATAAGGAATATTCTGAAGTACGTATCTAATCGCATTTAAACCTGATACTCTTTTATCCTCAGCATCAATAATAACCCATGGGTGATTAAGTGTAGATGTTTTATCGAATAATTTTTCTTTGAACTCAGTGAATCTGTCCCATAAATCCTGCATTTTGGAATCGTTTGGTGAATATTTCCAATATTTTAACGGGGATTGTTGTCTCATTTTGAATCTTCTTGCTTGTGTGTCTTTGTCTATGGAAAACCACAACTTAAAAAGATAGTCACCCTCTTTTACCAAATCACTTTCAAAATCCTCAACGTTTTCCATAAAGTCTTCGTACTCTTCGGGTGAGCCATAACCCATCACAGGTTCAATAAGACCTCTATTGTACCAACTTCTATCAAAAAGGTTAATCATTCCAGGTCTTATTTGTTTACGATATCTACCCCACCAATCTTTTCTATCTTCAGGTGTGGGTACCCCTAAGGCAATTACATTGTAATACCTCGGATTCAAATTTTCGATGAATTTTTTGATTGTTGACCCTTTACCTGCTGAATCTCTACCCTCAAAAACGATGATTACTGTTTTGTTGGTTTTTTTCAACCACTCTTGGAGTTTAAGTAGTTCTACTTGTAATTCGTAAAGTTCTTTTCTGAAAACTTTCTTTGGTACAATTGATGGTTCCTCGATTTCAAACTCATAGTCTTCACTTTCTGGTTCAGTACCATAACCTGACCTTTCTCTATATTTTAAGGATGTAATTATTTTTCCCAAATATTCTTCAACATTTTTTTTCTTATCTCCTTTTTTCAGAAGAGTCTTTCTTAGACCTCTATTCATCATGTCGAAGTCTATAATCTGATTGTTTGAATAATCAGATATGTCCATTAAGATTTTATCAATCTTATTACTGTGAAGTTTTAGAAACTGCAAAGTTTCAACAAAACTTTTAAGGTTTACGTTCATTTTTTGACCTCCGATTTCCTCTTGTTCTGTTAGGAAACCCATAACCGCACGTATCCTTCCTATTTCATTTAATATAGACATCCAAAATTCTTTATTAATAAATACTAATTTAATGTAAAAATCTGTATTTATAGATACCAAGATACTTTATAAATGAAGATATTACTATCATTCATACTGACCTTATTATGTTTTGTTTCATATAGTGAAAAACAAGACCCAAAAAGGATTTATATTCATCCAATTGAGAACAAGATTCAAATTGGTCCAATGGTTAAGAATCGAAATCTTACTTTTGGGGTAAAAAACATAATATTAGAGAGTCTACAAGAAATGGATTACACACTTGCAGATTCACTTAACAATTCCGACTACTCACTAAAAGTTGAACTTATATATTTCGACATCCTGCAAACCAATACGGGTGTTTCTGTTTTTCACAAAGACAATAGCGAAACAATCCTTAGAATGAGAGGAACACTTTATTCTCCATCTGGTAAAAAAATCAAGGAATATCTATCCACAGGGAAATCGTCCGAGATTTCCATGTCCACAATTATTATTTCTGAAGCAGGCACAATCAATCAACAATCCGTTTCGAATGTAATAAAAAAGTCCTCAGAGGCATTAATCCAAAACCTTTTCAAGTAAAATGAAAAAAACCCTTTTGGGGTTGCTTCTACTAATATGTGGTATTAGTAGTTTTGCACAAACCCCAGAAATAGGTCACTTTCAACAACTTGCAACAGTCAGAAGGGGGGATACGTTAGATGTTGCGTGGTATTACAAACCAGCACCAGGTGTAGACATCCGCGGTTTCCAAGTCGACTGGCAATTTAAGAAAACCCTATTTACCCATCTTTCAACCACGGTAGATGTTGCAGTGAACGGCAACACACCTGTTGTAGATTACAAAACTTGGAACGACTACAAATATGATTCTTACTCCAATGGGAATTATAACTACGTAGCAAACACAGACTGGACAATTGGTAGAAACTATTTGATTCTATCTAACGGTGCTGCTGTTAGTTCCAATGGTTATGTTATTCACAACAAGTACAAAATTAACAACGTAGGTCCAAACTACGATTCAGATTCCATTACCGTTAACTGGGTAAGGATGATAAAACAAGATGGTACGTCAATTGGCGATAACGTTGCTAATCTGTCGTATAAAAAAATGGCAGTGAAGTTATTAGGGAACCTTACCATTTCAGGTAAAGTTTTCTTACCTAACTCAGTAACTTCTAGTGGTTTATTACCAACGATTAATTGTTACGACTTTAATACAAATCAGTTAGTTTCATCAACTGTACCAAACGCATCAACAGGTCTTTATACACTAACTAACATTGAGGAAAATACAAGATACAAAATCGAGTTAAAATTCCCTCAAGATAGTTTGGCATCTCTGAGAGACAGAGCTGTTACAATAACCGATGCGGTAAAATCGTTCAATGAGTTTACATCAACTGATGTTAACTTAGGATATGGTCGTCAGTACTTAAAACACCCATTATCATATCTAATAGGTGATATTAACCTTACAGGTACATTAGATGGTGGTGACCCTTATGGTATCTACGCATCAGTTTCAGGTTTAAAACCAATCGATTTAACTAAATTAATCAACGTATTCAAAAAAGAAGAATACGACAGTTTAGTTTTATCTAACACAACTTGGTCAACTTGGGCATCCAAATCTAACAGAGGTATAATCGTAACGGATTCTGTTGGTACTGAAAACCTAACATTAGACTTAAAGTATTTTATACTTGGGGATGTCGACAGAACACACTCATCTCCTGTATTTGATGGACAAGGTAGTGAGGTTTTAGCATACAATTTTATCGGTAACATGAACATAGAAATACCAAACCAATATGTTGTAGGTCAACCTCTCAATGTTCCATTTAGATTACAGACAAATGGTCTCCAAAATACAGGTTTACAGTTTGAGATGTCCTATGATATCAATAAAGTTAAATTCGAAGGAATACAATCCAATTTGGGTGGGCCGTGGTTACAGTATGTAAACCACGACCCCCAAAAAGGTGTTGTTCGATTCGGAGGAATGAACAATCAAAAAACGGGGGCACTGATTGGAGCGGTGACCCCGTTTAATTTAAAATTCACAGCCATTAATCCAAGCGAGGATATTTCCACATCAGTGTATGTAAGAAAACTTATGGATGCATCAAATTCCATGGGAGAACATTTCAATATTAGTTTAGCCTCAGACGTTACAGTCTTGACCTACAGAGCCATGATGGTTGTTACACCATCACCAAATGAACAAATAACAATCAAATTGTTCCCTAACCCGACTGAAGGGATTATCAACATGGAAATTGGTTTACCAAAACAAACTGTATTATATGCATCTATTTATGATATGGGCGGTAAGGAAGTTATTAATTTGGGTAAAATTCAACCACAAGATTTCGACTCGAAAATTATCAAAAGACTCGATGTTAGAGGTCTCCCTGGTGGATTATACCAATTAGTAGTTTTTGATTCCCGTAATAAAACAACTAAACAATTTATAAAAATTTAAAAAAATGTCTGAAGAACAAATTCAAGAGACAAATGACGGAACATGGTCAGGTCTCAAAAAAACAATCGTAGGTACTTTGGGTACCGTAGTAGCTGGAGGTGGTGTATGGTTAAGTACACTATTGTTTGGTGGTCACGATGAAAAGGCCGCAGAACCAGTACAAGCACAACCTCAACCGACAATCGTCATAAACAACTCTCAACAACAACAGGCAGCACCTGCAGGTGGTACAACAAAAGTCATTGAACGTGTTGTAGAAAAACCAGTAGCAAAACCAGCAGAACCTGTGAAGAAAGAGAAACCTTTCCAAGAGGAACCAAAATGGTAATTTATGCAACCAAACACAGGATTTAAAGAGTTATTAAACTCCATGATGAAAAGAAGGTGGTGGATTACCTTCTTAGTTTTGGGTGGATTTGTTGTTATAATGGGTGCCATTTTTATGGCCATCTTTGAACAAAGCGCAATTAGTGGTGAATGGAAAGAATTATTACTCCTTTTACTAGGAGCGTTTATTGGGTCTTATGGTAAAATTATCGACTATTGGTTCAGCGACACCGACAAAGACAAAATGTTGGTTCAGAAAATGGACGAAGAAGATGGTGTATCGTTTTCTAATACCCAAGATGGTAGTGTTCAATCACCTCAGCAACAATCAATTACCCCCCAAGTCACCCCCCAAGTCATCCCCCAAGTCGGTGTAGAAATCGATGAAGATGGTGATGGTGTAATGGATGGGATAGATGAAGATGGTGATGGTATAATCGACATGTATTTTGAACATCGTCAATGTGAACATGTATGGGGTGATAAAGATGGTGATGGTGAAGAAGAATGTCTTAAATGTGGTTTAATAAAACAAGACTAATATGAACAAATTATCTACAACACAAAAAGGAATCATCATTACAATTTTATGGTTCACTTTGTTGTTTCTATTTGCGGTAAGGGTAACTGCTCAAACTGTTGGTACAACAAAAACAGAATCTTACAAAGCAAGTTTTGAAACCAAAATAAACATTGATTCTCTTATGGATTACGATGGACCTCAAATCCCAATTCAAATTTTAACAATTGGTATAAGTGATGAGGTTTACGAACAATATCCTGAACTTAAAGAGAAAAAAGTTGGTCTTGGTGTTGCTAACATTGTGTTAGAATATCTTTCTGAGCTCAATAGATTCACGTTTACTGAGGACAAAACCGAGATTAAAAACAGAATGGTTAAACAATTCCAAGCATCTCAAGCAGGAATATCACAAGACAAACTTGATGGTAGAGGTAAGATTAGACTTGCTCACTATTTTGTTACAATTGAGGTGTATGATTTTTCAGTATCAGAGGATGAGACTGTTAATCTCAAAGATGGTGTTAAAAACACAGTTAATACAAGACTTGGACTTCAAGTAAGGTTCACAGATGCTGAGACAGGTGAAATTGTGGCAGCATCAGGTTTAGGTGAAGCGAAAACAGTAAGAGAATTAACATTACTTAATGATGATAATTTAAGTGATGTTAAATTCAATCAATCAACTATCGGTATAACTACAAAGAAAGCACTTGATATTGCTTGTGGTAGAATACTCGTTAGATTAATTAAAAAGGGTAAATTCCCGAGATAATGTGCAAAAGATTAAGAACTTTTTTAAGTATATTCTTTATCTTATTTCTCAGCTTGAAAGTTGATGGTCAAACTATGACCACATCTTTTGTTGACCCTTGCACAAAATCTGTAACCACATTTACAATACCTATTCAAGGGGGTACTGTAATATATTTTTATGGTCAATCAAGAACATTCACCGCTGCAGATGTAGCTAGTGGTGAATTTGCCAATTGGATTAATCAGTTATATTCTGATTACAGAAAAATTTCTCCTTGTTCTGTTCAATCAACAACTGTTATCAGAAATCAAATAACGGCTCAAGTAATAGGTAATGTGGTTTCGAGTATTGCAGGTGCAATTGCTTCAGAAACTGCAGGAAATTTGGTTATAGAGAACTCAAAATCTTCAGATAACTCAAAAAATAAATTAAAAAATGGAAATCGTAATAATCCTAATGGCGGTTCCACTTCTAATAGTGGTAGTGTTGGGAGCGGTGGGACTACTAACGGACCTGGTGGAGGCAATCAAAACAATTCTCAAAGTTCTCAAAACAATAATAATCCTGTCGGTGGCGGCGTCAGTAGCTCATCTTCATCTAATCAAACAGGGTTTCAAAACTCTCAACAAACAAATAATTCATCTGATTCAAAAGATAAAAACTCTGAAACTTCTGAAGTAGCAACAACAACACAAATGAACGTTGACGCCAGAAATGAAAAGGGGGGTAATTCAAAGTCAACAAGGAATAATCCTGTGGTTGTATCTTCAGATTTAACAAGTGCACAGAATCTAGATAAATCATTTACGGGAATTATCAACGTCGGAATGTCTCAAACTTCAATGACGGGGACTGCAAGTTGGGGTGTAACATCTATGATTTGGTTCAATCTAAAACAATTTGCACTGAATGGACGTTATACCAAGATTCACTTCAGTAACAACGGTAAACTGAAATGGGTTCATAATATCAATGCCACTGCATTATATAGCTACGGAAATTACATGGGATTTGTGGGTTACAGTGCAATCCTAAACGCAGGGAAGTGGGGTATTACAGGAATGAACTTAAGCGGCATGATTACAAAAGTTACCGACGAAAAAAATCTATTCATAAGTCCATCAATAACCGCTTTTTATACAAAACCATTCAGGTCAGGAAAAAAATTAACAATATCTCCCGAAATTTATATAATTTCTACTCCTCTTGTTTACTCATCTTTTGATAAAGTAACCGTAGGTGATAGAACATTTAGCGGATTTTTAGGTTCGGGTTTTGATTATCAATTAACAAGAAGATTTAAGGTAAACGTGAACTATAAGGCGAATTTGAGTACCAATCCTGATTTTCCAATTCTTTCGTTTTTCTTAATCGGTAGTAAAATTAATTTATGAGGTATCTAATACTAATATTATTTTTTTTTCCGTTATTTTTGTTTGGACAAAGTATAACTTCTCCACCATCAAGGATATATCAATTTAATACATCAAATCAGGACGGAAGTGGGTTTGTATTAAACGGATTCAACTCATCAACAACATTACTGGCGTCGGTTGGATTTGTTAATCCTCCCGCTGGTACTACTTTTAGTCTCACAACAACCTCAGGACTTTCCTTTGCGACAGGGTATAATACGTGGAATAACATTACTCGTATAGCATTTACTGGTACCATGGCAAATATCAATAACGCTTTAGCCTCTCTGAAGGTTAATACAGGTGGAACACTGGGTAATGTTCAGATATCCGTATCTGCAACAGTAAACCCCGTAGGATATTACTATAATCCAATAAATGGCCACTTCTATAGGCCAATATCTACAACAGCAACATATGATAATGCAAAAGCACTTTCAGTTGCACAAACATTCAAAGGACAAACAGGATATCTTGTAACAATAACTTCAGCCAACGAGGAAGCATTTATTATATCAAATGTACCACAAAGTAATATTTGGTTTGCACTTACGGATAGAGCTCAAGAAGGTTTTTGGAGAGTAGATGCTGGTCCTGAAAATGGTACATTGATTAAAACCCAAAACGGTCAAACTGCAGGAAATATTGCAGGCCAATATAATAACTGGTGTAATGGTGAACCAAACAATTCAGGTGATGAAGATTTTGCCGTTACGAAATGGGGTGGTGGTAGTTGTTGGAACGACTTACCAGGTAACGTAAATTGGTCTAATCCCTATGTAATAGAGTTTGGTACATGGACAAACCCTGAACAACAAACATTCACTGATTTTTATAGTGCTAACGTAACTAACCAAGTATCTTTAGGGTCAATTTCAGGAACAATATCAGTTCCAACATTATCATCATATCCATCAATTTCTTTATTTAGAGTTGTTAATGGTGTGGACAACTTTATCGAAACCAAGACCGTAACATCAAGTGGATTTTTCACCTTCAGTGTTCCTTTTCAAAACTCAACATACAAGTTAGTTCCGTCGTTCCCCGTTATTGGTGTTACATCTCAAGATTTCAATCTTGTTTTTGACGAAACAAAAAACATTTCTACACCACCTGTAACACCAACAGGTTTGATTCTAACGGGTACAAAACAATGGAAAGCATCTGATGTAAATAAAAACGGGACTTTAGATTTTGGGGATGCTTACTTAATCGCCTCACACATAACAGGGTTTATGCCAATTACAGAAGTACTTTGGTTTACATCTTCAAATTACGATTTGATTAATAAAAATAATTTTGGAACTATTAGTCCTGTAACATCATTTACACTCAATTTTGTTACAACAAGTCTAACTCAAAACATCAAATATTGTGTTTTGGGTGATGTTAACCTGTCCCATTCTTCACAGTAGAAAGTATTTATATTAAACGTAAATTACTATGCTACTAAAAGTTGGGTCTAGAGGAGAAGACGTAAAAAAACTCCAATCAAAGTTAGGTTTAGGTTCTGATGGTATTTTTGGTAAAGGAACCGAGGAAGCAATTAAATCTTTTCAATTAAAAAATGGGTTAACACCTGATGGAATAGTTGGTGAACAGACTTGGCAAAAAATCATGGGTCAGGCGGTTCTAATTACCGAACCAGCAAAGGTTACTCAGGTATCACAACCTGTAGTATCAAGTGGAACCCTCAAATTAGAAAATTTAAAAGGTCACATTCCTGATAATGTTATTTCTCAAATTCCTGATACCGCTTCAAAGTTTGGTATTGATACTCCTTTAAAATTGGCACACTTTTTGGCACAATGTGGACATGAAAGTGGTGGATTCAAAGTGGTTAACGAGAATCTAAATTATTCTGCTAGTGGTTTGAAAGGAATCTTCGGAAAATATTTTAAAGAAGCTGGTTTAGCTGAATCATATCAAAGAAATCCACAAAAGATTGCAAGTAGAGTTTACGGTGGTAGAATGGGTAATGGTCCTGAATCTACAGGTGAAGGATTTAAATTCAGAGGTAGAGGTTATATTCAATTAACAGGTAAAGACAACTATACCGCATTTGGTAAGGCAATTAATGAGGATGTGGTTTCAAACCCTGATTTGGTAGCAACAAAATATCCTTTATTATCCGCAGCTTGGTTTTTCAGTAAAAACTGTTTGAAAAGATGTGTGGATGCGTCTGATGCAACAGTTACATCTGTAACAAAATGTGTTAACGGAGGTACTATCGGTCTTCCTGATAGATTAAAGCATTTTAAAGAATATTATAAATTATTATCTTAGTTTTTGGTTATTTTACCTTTGTTTGGTATCTTTGACCAAAATTATAACTATGGAACTCGAAGTGAAAGAAACAACGGTAAATACAGAACTCAATTGGGTTATCAAAATTGTTAACTCGGTAAAAACCAAAGACCAACTCGATGTGGCTCTCAAATGTTTTTTACTTTGGGACCTCAAGCATAGTTGTGAACCTAGGTGTAAAGAAAAATCTCAATTAAAAGGGGTTTTTTGGTCGATATATAAAAACAAAGAAGCTAACTTTTTTTGTCCTTAGACGTATCAAATAAAGATTTTTTTTATTTTTTTGATATATTTATCTCTACATCACTCTTCAGAGTGTTCTCATATATCCCTTTTCCAAAAGACCCGTCAAATTAATTTGTCGGGTCTTATTTTTTTATTACATTTGCATTATGGAATCTCTATTATTATATCAACAAATTGAAAACGCCATCATAAAATGGTCAAATGATGGTACGAAGACAGCAGGTTCTCTAACAAGAGAAATTATGGAAATTATAAAAAATTCAAGATGAAAGTAACATTTGCAGATAGTTTTTGGAAATCACTCAAAAGGTTGGCAAGACACCAAACTTGGTGGTACAAAACTTACGAAGTTTTTCGTTATAAAATACCTATGTTCTTGGAAAACCTTTGGTATTTCAGAAAAGAACTTTGGAGATTTAGGTCATGGGACTATACTTTCAATTTAAGTCTTCTTGCACGTTCATTGGAAAAAAGTGCTAACACACTTGAATTTCATGGTAACGAGGTAGAAGTATCAAGGATGAAGAAAGTTGCTAAAATGAAAAGAGTTATTGAAATTATAAGAAATTTGGATGAATCAAATTATATTTCATTAGCGGAAAAGGAATTGGGTGAGTTGAAAAATAGTGGTGGTTGGTTCGACGACATAGAAGATACTCCTGAAGAAAAAGAACATAACAGAAAGGTTTTCGATTTATCAACTGAGCTCGAAAAGAAGGAATGGGATGAATTATGGTCAATTCTCAAAGGACAAGACCATCAAGAATTCATAAAAATTTACGATAAACTATCCGACGAAGAAAAATGGGAGCATTCTCATTGGGAAAATTGGTTTGATGGTTCAGGTATAAAAAATTGGTGGGATTAAAAAATTTAAAAAATATGTGGATAGTTTTTTTAGTAATGTTCATAGTTGTCGCAATTATATCCTACCTTTGGGTTCAAGGAATTGATAACATGCACAAAAATCACCCTGACTATAAAGGAGATGATTTTCTAAATTGGGATAAAGATGAAGACGATAAAAATAACATTCATTAGTGATACTCATAACAAACACGAGTATTTGACCTCCAAGGCCTATAATAACATTTTAGGTAGTGGTGATGTTCTTGTACACGCGGGTGATATCAGTATGATGGGTAAAACAGGGGAAATCAAAAGTTTCTTGGATTGGTTTTCTAATGTTGACTACACTCACAAAATCTTCATTGCTGGTAACCACGATTGGGGTTTTGAGTTGGTGAGTGATATTGCCCCTGAATATAAAGAAAAAGGAGTTCATTACCTTTTCGATAATGGTATCGAAATCGATGGTGTAAAGTTTTACGGTAGTCCTTGGCAACCTGAATTTTTCAATTGGGCATTCAATCTACCAAGAGGAGAAAAACTCGCAGAGAAGTGGGCAATGATTCCTGGTAACACTGATATTTTGATAACTCATGGACCAGCACATGGAATGTTGGATTGGGTTCCAAATGGTCAAAGAGTAGGTTGTGAGGATTTGTTTCAAAGAATTATGGATATCCAACCCAAAATACACGTATGTGGTCACATACACTGTGCTTACGGTCAGAAAAGTTTTAATGGGGTAGAATTCATCAACGCATCAGTCTTAGGTGAGAGATACACACATGAAAACAAACCTATAACCATTTTATTTGATACCGAAACAAAACAAATTGATTACCCATGAAAAATGAATCTGTAATTTCAGAACTCAAAAAGTTGAATCCTGATGATTACGTAAAAGTCAGCATTGACCTTTATAGAAAGTCGCTACTCGAAATTTGTTACCACAATGGTTCCAAATTCGATAAACAGTTTTCTTGTGATTCCGAAACTACTTGGAGAGGAGCTAACTTAGTTTGTGAACAATTTAACGTCTCCGAACTAATCGAACTTTTAGAATCCAAAGACTTAACTGAAATGCAAGACCTTGACTTCCCTGATTTGTCTATAGAGACCTCTACGGACGGCGATGTTGACGTAACTAATGTTGAGTGGGACGAACCCTTGACTGAAGAAGAAGAGTCAGAATTCAGTCCTATTGACCTTTATTGGGATTCTGAAATTACAGATTCTGAATTAAATTTTGGTACGGGTAGTATTCATACCATGATTATAGAACATAACGATTCAATAATTGCAAAAATTACTGAAAATGAAGATTAATGATGGACATTATTTAGAATTAATGGATAGATTACACGTACAAACATGTATGATTGAATCTCATTTGGTGGGTCATCCGATAACCAAAAGAATTAAGAAAGTAAAAAAATTAATAAATTCAGCACAGTGGGCTCTACTTGAAGCCTATCAAGTTGTTGGAGAAAAAGATTATGAAAGAGAACAAAAAAATAATCCAATTGCCGAAGTTGTACTTGGACGACGTAAGAAATCCAAAGACTAAGGGTTGGACTATTGTAAGAAATTACGAGGAATTCGTTAAACACATTGAAGAAAATGGTCTTCCTGATGAAATATCATTTGACCATGATTTGGGTGAAGATATCAAAACGGGTTACGATTGTGCAAAATGGTTGTGTAACTACTGTTGGACAAATGGGATTCCAATTCCGACTTATAATGTTCACTCAGCTAACCCTGTTGGTAGAGATAACATAATTGGAGTACTCAAATCCTTCGAGCAAAAACTGAATGATTAAAAAAGGTGAGTTAATTCTCACCTTTTTTTGTATTTATAAACATGAGCGTGCTATCTAATCAACCATTAAAAGTTTTACTTGTATTATCAAAACAACTCATTGAAGATGAATTCGAATATAGAAATCCTTGGGACTATGAACATGATAATATGAAAAAATTAAATACTAGCGGGGCTTGGATTGGAGAAAAATTCGATGAAGACGACATGGAATTTATTGCCGCATTCATTTTGGAAAATCTCAAGATAATACTTAGTTCAATACACAATGAACTAACAAGCTCAGAAGCAATAGAAGCACTTTCAATTCCAAAAAAGAAAAAATATACTGCTTACTACGAAATTTGGGGCTCAGCGACTTTGACCGAAAAATATAAAACCACTTGGAAATCTTATTATAAGGATTGGGTGAAAGATTCGCTAAGATACAGTTACAACGAGGGTAATTTTGACTACTATGAAGGACATTATTTAGAGCATGAATCAGACAACTTTGAGCCAGACAATTTTGATATAACTTACGTAAATGAACTAAACGAAAACAAAGTACCAATTTTAGATAAATTAGTTGTGGAAAACACTAAGGATTTGTTGGACAACTTAGATAGAGATACTCTATTGAAACTCAGGAATTTGATTAATCAGAAACTTTCTTCTTAGCCTCTTTTGCAAGTTCCCCTAAGGTTTTTTTCTTGGAACCAGGATGAACGTAACCCCTTTTATATTTATATTCTACCTCGACAGGACCGTTTGTCGTAATTTTGGAGTTATATTTCCAAATCGAGATACACTCGTCGTCTTCAAATACGTATTCGTATTTTGTGGGTTTGGGCTCAGGTTTTTTCTCGAAAGGCATAGTACAAAATTACTCAGTTTCACAATTCAAACCAAGAAAATCTTCATCAAAAGATTTTGGTAAACCTTTCCCTGTATCGTAGACCCAATTTCCACAGTCTCTTTTTTTCTCTGCGGGATAGACTAAGATGCCACCGATATCATAAGATAATAATTTTGAGTATTTGGCTTGTGAACTCTTTATTTGGATTGGTACCCATTTGTCTTCAAATTTGACCATCAAATCACATTGGAATGTGATATCAACAAGGTTTCCATATGAAGAAAAAATTCTAATATTTTCTCTTGGAATACCGTTATACAACAAATCACTAATGAAGTCCCTTTCAGCGGATTCACCTTTTTCTGTAGTCTTTTTAATTCTTTCCAACATTCTTCTATAATCGTAATCGGATTCTGAATCATCCGCACTTATTAGTAAAGAGAGAACATCTCTGTCGGCTAAGCTCAATTCAGGGACTTTTAGTTTTATCAAATCCCTTTGCTGTGGGCCATAACCAGATAAATCAACTATAGTTTCAATAGGTTTTTCTTTGAAGTAGTTTTTTACTTTTTCTGTAACTGTTCGCCCTTCTAACTCCCCTTCTACGTCGCTCTTTGCAATTAACTTTATCCAATTTGTATAGTTGGTATTAATTCTATTGAGTATTGACCAGTCGTCTTTTTCTATAAATCCAAAAAAATCTCTAGCACCTAATTGTCTAATCAACTTATTACATTCATTCGTGATTGTAGATTTGTACTCTCTATCTGGAAAATCAAATTTTTTTCCTGTGTCTTCAATGTTATTTTTGAAGAACACTAAGTCTCTAACGTTTTGCAGAATCCAACTCCTTTCAGGTTGACCAACTTTGATGTTTTTGTTGTTGTTTAGCATGATTCTTTTGCTACTCCTGATTAGGTCGTTGTATGTTTTTGTACCTAAATCCTTAATCAAATCATGAATTTTTTGGTTGGTTCTTATAGAATCCAAAATTGATGTTGCGTAGTATTCCTTTTTAAATTGTGATACCGCCTTATTATATTCCGCCTTTGTAATTTTTCCGAAAACTCTTAGTTTACGACCAATGTCCTGCAAGGTTATATCAGGTCCCTGATAATTCCTTAGCATTTCATATGTGTCGTATTTTTCCTCTTGCTCCTGTAAAAATTTTCGAATAGAACTTTTCATCAGTAATAAATACCAAAATAAAATAAAAATCCCCTCTTTTGGAGGGGATTAGTTAGTTTACTCTTCAGTAACGTCAGACTTTCCTTTGTTAATCCATTTGTCGATTGACCCGATTCCAAAAGAACCAAGAACCAACCATAGGAATGCATTAAAGATGAATTCGTTAATTACAAGGTCTTTTCCTAAAGAACCTGTAACGATGTCCGCAATTGCGAACCCAGTCATCATAACAAATGCTAAAAATCCAACGACACTTTTTTCATTGATTGCGTTGTTGTCGTTAAACAACTGTGAGAAAAATTTTTTCATAGTATTTGGTAATTTACTTACCAATAAATATTTCAAAAATTTTAAGAATTACATTTTAATTAACCACCAAGCTTACGTAAACTGGGAATCCAATGTTATACGGAGTTGATGCGGATTGTATAAGTATTGCAGTTCCTGAAGGAATATTCGTAGGTGGAGCACCTATACCAGCACCAAAGACAAATCCATTATCTGTTGGTGACGATTCCCAATATTTGAAAGAATTTGTATCACCTGAATATATTGCGGTATTTCCTGTTTGATTGAATGTTATTGTTACACTTTGTCCTGTGAATCCAGAATAATAGCTTGTCCTATCAATTCCATCATTATCAAAAGAATTGAAATAGAATCCTCTTCCTCCTGTTGCCAAAACATTTATATCTGTACTACCTGATGATACCCCTCCAGTATTATTCATAATCGAATTACCCGCTGATGGGAAGGTATATGGTGTTGCAACTAAATTGAATGAGTATCCTGTAAGAGACACAACATATGAATTCCAAAATCCATTATTTGTTAACCATACACTTGCATCAGTTGCCGATGAAAATGTTTGTGGTGTAGAATATTTTCTTGAAATATATTCGGATAATTGAATGAATGAATTATCATCTCCAGGAACTTTACTTCTCCAAAATTGTACAAATCCTGTACCTGATGCAGGTAATGGCTGAGTTCCTCCTGATTGAGGATATCCAATTACGTAACCCAAATCTTCATTTGGACCATTTTTCCATATAAGTCCACCATATCCTTCTGATACAGGTAATTCATTTGTTCCAATTGCTAAATCACCGACTTGTGTTGTTGCTGAAACGGTGGAACCCGTGTTATATGCGAAAGGTCTAAAAGTTGCCATCATTGTATGTTCTTGGTAATTTTGATTTACTCTCAATAAATACCCTCAGTAAATTAAAATTATATACCGTACAAAGATTTTCTAGAATTAAAGAAATTAGTTACTTGAGTTTGACTAATTGCACCATTCCAAACTCTCCATTGTCCAATGTAACCTCTAAAATAACCGTTTGCACCTCCCAAATATGAATTTGCAGTATCAGGTCTTCCTAATGTTAAAGTTGTTGATGGAGGATTGGCTTTAACTCCGTTCGTTGTTGAAATTAATGAACCATTTACATACAACTTGAGATTTCCACTAATAGGGTCGTATGTTAGTACAATATAATACCATGTGTTGACTGAAAAATTTGGTCCTTGAATATATGGGTTAGGTGAGAAATTATCAGGGAAAACACCACCATTTATTTTTCCTCCAACAAATGCGAGTTGAGCATCATTCCATCCTGTTGGTGGGAATCCACTCCATTCTGCAATCAAAGTACCGTTCTGTGTTTTAGTTGGATAAGCCCATATCTCATATGTTAGTCCGCATGTATCCATATCATTACCGAAACCAGATATTGGTATTACAAATGAAGTTGTTCCACTCAAGGCAACAACTTGATTTCCATTAAATGTCGCTAACGCATAATCGTTATATAATGTGGCGTTTCTTCCATTACCTGAGATATCCGCCCAAATGTTACTTGTGATTCCTGTTGTAGAATCTAACTCCATCAGTTTGGATGCAGCACCACAACCAATCCCAAATGAAGTCCAATAACCGTTTGACTCTAACCATGTTTTAGCATCATTTCCTGTTGCAAAAGTTTGAGAAAAATTTGCAATATATTCAGCTAAACTTATGAATGTACCTTCGGTCAAATCCTCAGACCTCCAAAATTGAACGAATCCTGTTCCTGAAACGGGTAATGGTTGTGTACCCGCGAAGTTCGGGTAGGCTATAACATAACCAAGCTCTTCATCAGCGCCATTTTTCCAAATCACACCACCATATCCTTCAGATACTGGTAAGTCATTTGTTCCGATTGCTAAATCTCCTATTTGTGTTGTTGCAGATATTGTTGAGCCTGTGTTATAGGCGAAAGGTCTTGTTGTTGCCATTTTTTTTATTTATAAATATCAAGTTTTTTTATCCACACTGACCCCAATTTATCACAAGGGTTCCAGTAACTTGAATAAAGGTTGCTCCATCAGTAATTGTAAATTTTGCACCTACAGGGGGAATTGTTAATTCTTTATTTCCAAAAACTTGGTCACCCTTTCTTAATAAATGAAATGGTTTATAAGAATAAATCACAACATTACAAGGGGTTCCAAAGTTTACAGAATTACACACATCTTGATACCAACCACCAGTTATTAAACATCTTACATAAAGTGGGGTTGGAGTTAGAGTCGGGGTAGGAGTGTATGTTGGTGTTGGTGTTGGAGTATGAACTGTTGGTGTCGGAGTAAGCGTCGGAGTAACTGAAGGGGTGAGTGTTGCTGTTGGTGTTGCCGAAGGACACGGTCCAATAATTTCAATAGTCAAAGGTGAACTATATTCTTCCTGTATCAAATTTTCGGCACAAACATATGCTCTATCCAATGGATTTAAAGGAGAAACACTGATTATACCTCCCGTACATCCAGTCCATCTATAATACCCCTCTTCAACGCTGTTATAATTGGTAATTTCGTAGTAGTTACACGCCATAACTATAAATAGAATGGGTATATAAAAAAAAAGGGGAAGCCGTCGCTTCCCCGAATCTCCGTCGAGATAATTTTGGTCTAATTTTTTTGAACTAAGGGCGAAAGACCGATAAACCCGTGGGAGTGGACAACTCCTGTTTTGTACACATGTCTCAAAACATTCAAGAAAAAGACGTAGTTGTTAGTTTATTGAGGATAAAACTGGATTGACCTTTCCACGTAAACCTCCCGTGTTTTGATTGACCTTCAATTTTCTAATTTATAGAGCGGAGAAGAAAATAGGTCGGGTGAGTATGGGGAACCACCACAAGAAAACCATTCCGCTGTCCATTTGTTTTACAAAGATAAGAAAGATTTTAATGCCTTCCAAATCTTTTCAAAAAATTCAGATAAAAATCTGAAAATTTCGTGGTTGGGAGTGGAGTCGAACCACTGGCACACGGTGTTCACCCGCTGCTCTACCATAAACCCCGAAGAGTTACTGAGCTACCTCAACCAATTGTCTTACAAAGATATGTTATCTTGTTCAGACTATCAAATTTTGTAAGAACTTTTTTTGTTCGAAGACCGAGTATCTTTCATCGCCTGTAAGTTCCGAACTGAATACAAAACTAATAACTAATTTTTATTCCGTCAAATTTTTTTTGATATTTATTTTTATGAAAAAATTATTAATAGTAACCCTTTTTTGTCTGAGTTCAATTGTCTCATATTCACAAGACACTGTTAGAATTAAACATACAAATTACAGTACGGTTTTCTCAAAATCTAAAAAGTATCCTGTGGTGGTTGAATGGTGGGTCACTAAAAATATGGTTACCTGTCCAACTCCATTGAAAAGAAAAGACAACTTCAAAGCTGACCCAAAACTATTTCAATATACAGATTTATCAAAAGATTATGTGGGGAGTGGTTTCGACAGAGGACATATGATGCCAGCAGCAGATAACTTGTGCCAAACTCAACAGGTTCAGGATGAGTGTTTTTATTTTTCAAACATGGCAGCACAATATCATAGTTTGAATGCTGGTGATTGGAAGTCTTTGGAAACTTTCGTTAGAGAGGAAGCCAAGAAAAGTGATTCAATTCGTGTGTGGTGTGGTAATATTGGTGAAATCAAAAAGATTGGTTCTGTATCTGTACCAAAATATTGTTGGAAAGTAATTTACATCAAGAAAGAAAATATTTGGAAATCATTCCTATTTGAAAACAACACTTCAAAACCTGATGGGTTTCAAAACAACAAAGTCGAGATTTCTGAGATTGAAAAAATGACGGGTCTAAAATTTAAGAATTAGAAACTCCGTCGAGATATTTTTTTATTGTTCTTCTGATTTTTTGTTCTCCTAAAGAAACCCATTCGTCTTCAATAATCTGAAATATTTTACCAACAAGGTACTTCTTGTTATTCAACAAAGGTCTAGTCTTATCTTCAATTTGAATAAATTTTGCAGGTTGTTTCATCCAATCGAAGTTAATTTCGTGAGTGGGAAAATGTCTTTTAAGATAAGTTAATAGCTCATCTGATGTGTCCTCAACATATTTCGATAAAATATCTTTTCTTTCTTCCTCTGTGATACGCATATTCATAAATATAGTTCTATTTATTTGAAAAATCTAACTATGGCAAAAGCAAAAGGTGGTGCAAGTGTATCAAGAAAAATTTCCTTCGGTAAAAGAAAAGGAGGAGTTGCAAAGAAATCTTATAACAAACACAATCCAAGACCAAAAGCTTATAGAGGACAAGGACGTTAACTTCAGTTCTCTCATAAATTAGTTATAATTTTTATCATGTTAGATAAGAAAAGAAGACTTTTTCGCCTAATAGAATCATACATCAATGATTATCAAAAAGACGCTGTGGAGGAAATGTATGGTGTTGGTACAAAAATAAAAATCCACAATATGGCTGAGTCTCAAGCTAGAAAATCAATCTTATTCGAAGCAATAATAATTTTGGGGAACACAATTACCGAACAAGTGATGGACAGGAAATTGGCAGATGTATTGATTCAAGACGCAGTTGTCTATTTTTTTCCTGACCAATCTATTAAAACTTATGTGAGATGGGATGTTTAGAGAGCTCTTTTTCTCATTTCATCTATTAACTCGCTATTTTCTTTTTGTAAAAACTCTACTTTAACAGTAAGTGCAGAAACCTTTTCTGTTAGTAAGAGGATGGTACTTCTCATATCATCTTTTTCTCTAGAGCTTTCTTGTAATAAAGCTTCTAATTTCGCAATTCTGTCTCTACAGTCATGGCGAATAAATTCTTCATCTCTTTCTTTTCTCATTGCTCTTTTTTCATAGAATCTCCACGCACTTGCGGAACCTAAAACTGTAATCACGGTAATAAGAACCGTCCAAACTGAATCATTCGTCATAAAAGGGAGTTATTTTTTATACTTTTATAAATACAAAAAAGTCAAGAAAAGAATTTTTTTTCTTAAAAGAATTTCTGGGCCGAGGGAAATAATTATTATTCTTATAGAATAATAATAAAAGTTATAAAAAATAAAAAAACTAGTAATACTAGTTCTAGGCGATTTCAAACGAAATCGACACAACACTCTAAATTCAAAAGACTTTCCAAAAGATTAGTAACTTCGTTAATTGTAAAATTTGACTCCAAGTAAGGAGAACCCGATTTGTTTTCGATGGACAAAAAAATTGTGTGAGAATCGGGTAACCATTGGTCACTATTTTGGTCATATTTCTGTGTTGGCAGTACAATCACCTCTCTGATTTTTAAACTATCCCCATAAGAAAGTTCAAATGAGGATTCCACCAATCTCTTTATTCGTTTAATTTTGTCCACGTCATATCAGAATTTAAAACGACTGAGTATAAGTATTTTTTATTCCATTCTTTGGGTCCAATTATAGAAAGTGTTCGTCCACCATCATCGTCTTCATATAAGTGATATATCTCCCCTATAATCGGTTCAAATTTGTATCTTGACTCGTAGACCTCTTGCTGTAAAAGAATTGAATTTTGGAGGGTTTCTGCATCTTTAACGAGCTCTTGGTATCGTCTCTTGATAACCCTATCCACTTTGATTATCCCCTGTTTTTTAAATGCCGTCAAATCGGTAGGTTCAATCTTAGGTGCACCCACATGAGTAGGATATGGAATACTCATTGGTTGTAAATTAACCTTATCTATGTGGGATTGTGTGGACATAAAAAAAATGTCCCAATTGGGACATTATAATATTAAAAAATTATTTTAAAAAAGACAATTACTGCCCTTTAATCATTCCTATACCGTGTTTTAGAAATTCCTTAGCTCTTGGTGAAACGTGTTGCATCGCATAAACTTTTTCGATGTCTTTAACTAATTCTTCACCATGTTCATTTTCCTTGTAAAGTTCTATGATTTTATCCATGGCCTTAGAACACTCTTTTTTTGTTTCGTCAAAATAATTGTAAGGTTTGAAAGACTTGATGTGGTTCATGATTTCATAAGCTAAATGCTCACCACCATCAGAAACCTTCGGGTGTAATCTTAAAGTCTTTAAAAGCTCAAGTTTATCAACTAAACCTCTGATACCATTCTTTCTTAGTCTAACACCCTCAATGTAATCATCATCTTCGTCGTCACCAACAATTTCTTCTAACGATTTAGTATTTCCTGCGTGGCAGAATTTTCTGTCCTCTGATTTTTCAGCTTCGTTGACCTGATATATTTTTCTGATTCTCTGTTTTTCGTCCTCAGTTATAATAAATCTATTACCCATGTCTATAAATACTGCGATATTTACAAAATTTTTTAATCAAACGTATTGTGTATAAACGAAATTTTATCCCCGTCTGATAATAATTCTTTAGTAAATGAAAACGGGTCATAGTCAAACTTGTAAAAACAAGGTTTGAAAAATTCGTAGACTAATTTTGCGCTTTTAACATCATAAGCATCTTGGAATGAATGGTACCTTTCGTTTTTGAAGGAATTGTCCTTTAATAAATCATTAATTCGTTCTATTTCACCTTCTTCTTTGGAAATAAAAGGAAGTTTTATCAAATCTTCTTTTAAATTTTCCATTTTGATAAAATAATCAACGTCTTGCTTTTCGAATGTCCATTTTTGAAAAAAATTATTAACGTCGTCGTAACGTGGACTTAAAAAAACGTAAAAACCTAACGACCAAAAATTTTCAGCAACCCAAATTGAAAATTTTTCTTTGAAATCCTTGATATTTCTCAAAATAGGTTTTTCTAAATAGAATTTTTGATAACATGCGAAAACTCTATCATAAGGATTTCTAATATTTGTGATTATATTGAAGTTTGAGTATTGTTCAGACAACTTATTTTCGTGAGAATGGACTGTTTGTCTAAAATCCAACAATTTGTAGTCATTCTTCTTAGTTACTGAGAAGAAATTATAATTTTCAAAGATTTTTTTAGTAATTGAACTACCAGTCCTTTCAGGTGCAAGCCAAATTACTCTGTTTTCTAAAGAAATGTTCATATTTTAATGAAATTATTAACATTTTGGATTGTGTAAACAGAATCATACCTGTCTTCACAAAAATCCCAAAGTGTTTTGAATTTCAAGTAGGGATGCTTACGAGATTTTGACCATTTTTTTGCGGTTTTGAAATCATCAACAGTCCAAGATAGTTTTCTTGTTGGAGTTTGGACAAATAAACTCCTGAATTTCAAAAATAATTCAAAAAGAGTAATTCTAATCCTATAAATAAAGTTTCGAAGTTTCATTGAAGATTTGTTTTGCAATTATTTCTAATCTATCAATTTCTTTTTGGTCTTTTTCTGATACCTCAAAGTTTTTCGCTTTAATTTGTCTGATTTCTTCCTGAACCTTTTGATATTGGTAGAGATATCTGTTATATAGTTCGGCTTTTTGTTCGTTTGTAAGTCTTTGCATGATGATGTTTTTGAAAAAATAAAAAAAAGGAACAAAATGTAAATTATGTTCCTTCTTTGGTTGTGTTGTAGATTGAATTTAATTCATCCACAACGGAGAATATTTTATTTTTGGTGTCTTGTTTGATTTTTTTTCCTACCTTGAATAGATAATTTAGTTCTTTCAACTTATTCATGATTTCATCCAAAGAATCTTCCAAATTTTCATTACCAGCACTTGTGTCGTAATGGACAGGTTGAACATAAATGTCCAAATCCATAGCCGCACTGTTAGAACCTGTTTCTAATAACCTTCGATATTGCTTTTCAGTAATTAGAATTGTTCTCACAAAATTTAAACGTTAGATAAAGTCACATTAATGACTGTAGACGAGTTTAAAGAAGCCCAATCCAGTAATTTATCTTCAGAATTTGCAGATACTTCAATACCAGAACCGAAACTGTGGTCTCCCTTCAGTTTATTTCCACCGATATTTTCTAAATTTAAATAAACACCATCATTTACTCTGAATATAACTTTGAAAAGACCCAAAAAAGCGCCACAACTTTCATCAGAATAGACATTGAAAATTTTGTCTTCAGTAACATCGAGTAATTGTACGGTTACATCTTCAGTTACACCTGATGGTTTATGAACATAAGAGTCGTTCAAAAGTTTTATGAATTTGTTTGATTCATTTCTAATGTTAAGAGTTGCCATAGTTTTGATTTTCTTAATAAATAGTCTAATTTTTCTTAAGAAATATTTATTGGTATGAAAAATATATTTTTACTAATCGTTTTAATACCTGTGTTGAGTTTTTCACAAACTTCAACATGGAGGACAAACCCACCAACATCAAATCCAAGCTCTAATTCATCATCTTCACCGAGAGTAACCACAAACACTCCCTCTGTTAGTACTTGGAGAAATTCTGAACCAAAAGAATTCAATAAACCAAGAACTAATAATACAGTCATCGTTAGAGACCCATGGTTTGATATGGGATGGAATAGATGGGGAATGTTCGGAGGACCACAATTCGGATGGAACAGTTATTTACCGACTTGGTATTTGAATGATTGGGGTTATAGACAACCAGCAAGAGTGTACTACTATAATAATGGGAAGACAGACACTATCAGGGGTAAGAGACCGATAGTGAGTTTCGGTTTACATCACACAACGAACAATCAAATGGGTGCTTTTTTCACAATTGGAAATAAAGGTTATTTCGTTTTTGATTTCAATACAACATATAAAAGAGACCGTTCTACATTTTTTCCTTATGGAACCATAAACCAAGTTGATTTCCCCTTAATTTCTGACTTGGTGAAAGAAAACAGTTTTTATTTCGGTGCAGGAAAAAGAATAAAGAGATTTGGTTTACATGCTATGGTTGGATTTGCAAATGAGAAAATATTATGGAGAGGAAAAGACGACATTGGTGAAATAACTTTCCCAAAATCTCAACAAAGGTTTGTTACGTTTAAGTTTGGTGCACTTAAAGATTTGAAAAACTTCACTTTGAAGGCAGACTACGACCCAGTTATAAATTACGGACAGTTAGGTGTTGGTCTAAATTTCTAAAAATGATTACAGTTTCCGAAACAGCAGCAGAAAAAGTCAAATCTTTAATTGAAGAGAGTGGGTACAAAACTCCATACTTACGTGTTGCCGTGAAAGGAGGTGGATGTAGTGGTTTGTCCTACGATTTATCATTTGATTCAGACCAAAATCCAACCGATACACTCTCAGAAGATAAGGGTGTTAAAATATTAGTAGACAACAAATCCCTTCTTTATCTATTCGGAACAGAACTTCAGTTTTCTGATGGTTTGAATGGTAAAGGTTTTGAATTTATCAATCCTAATGCTAGTCGAACCTGTGGATGTGGTGAAAGTTTTGCGGTCTAACTTTATTCTTTTTATTTAGGTATTTATAAAACAGTAATATGAAGAAAAATATAATAGAAGCTGTTGGTGTACCCGCAAACATTCACGAGACATCCGAAAAAATATACAAGAAAGTATTCAATTGGGTTAAAAACCTCAAAGAAGAGGATTTGGAACCAGGTGTAGGTGCCCAAAAAGATTTTAGAGGACAGTTTCAGATTGCCGACTATCCATTTTCAACAGTGAGGGTAAAACTTGGTGTGGAGCCTCACAAAAAAATTACCGAACCTGAATTGATGTCCATGAGTGTACAAACTCAATCGAAGAAAACTCCTGATTTCAAACTTCAGACAATCAAAAGTAAGACAATCAACATCCTCGTTCTGATTCTCGTTCCAAAAGGTTGGGATTACAGTGAATTACCTTCTTTTTTTGAAAAGAACAAGAATGAAATAATAGAAAATTTCAGTCATGAATTGAAACACGCTTACGACCATCATAAGAAAGAATATGATAGTATGGAAACTAGAGCAATTTATCAAGGTGCCGTTGGTTCGGGTATAGGAATTGACGCTGTTGATAGATTTATTCATGATATCTACTTCACTTCCGCTAATGAAAATTTAGTAAGACCAAGTGAAGTCTTAAGTGCGATTAAAGCCAACAAAATTTCACAAAAAGATTTTTTAAATTTCTTAACAAATCACACAACTTATCAAAATTTTAAAAGAATACAGAATTTCAATTTTGAACAGTTTACTCAAGAAATTCTCTCCAAACCAAAACAGGTAGATAAATTCTTAAAAAAACTTGGTCTGGACCCAACTACGATGAGGGACAAAACCAAAGTTAGAAGAGTGTTAGAAGCGACGTACAATTACATTGTTAACACTACAATTTCTAACTATAGTGATATGTTAAAACAGTCAATTTTAGACGAACTCATAGGATTCCAAGGAGAACAACAAGTCATGTTTACTAATTTCATAAAAAAGGTAACAAGGTTCAAGAAACCTGAAGATTTTTACAAATATTATGAAAAACAATTCAAATATGTTGCCGATGAAATGATTAGAAAAATTTCTAAAGTATATTCTTTAGTTGATAAG